AGTCGGCCAGGTCGGTCAGGCTCCCGCCCGCGTTGTACGGCGACGTGAAGTCGGCCTCGAGGTAGCCGGTCACCTGGTAGCTCTGGTCGCCGTACTGCGCCTGCGACGCCGCCTCGACCGCCGCCATCGTCGTGCCGCTGGTGACCCCGGACGGCACGGTGACGGTCTGCGTGTCCAGCTGGGTCAGCTGGATGTCGTTGACGACCCGCGTGCTGTCGAAGTCGGTGGCGAACTTGCCCGGCAGGAACGGGATCTCGCCCGCCCCGGTGTTGTCGCCGAGCGTCCAGCGGACCGGCAGGTTCCAGCCCCACAGCTTCGCCTGGTAGGTCACGTCGCCGGTCGGGGCGACGTACAGCATGGCGGGCGCGGTGCTCGCGGCGATGTTGCCCGCCGAGCTCGCGGCGGCCTGGCCGCCGATGTCCTGCCCGGAGCACACGAGGTCGCCCTCGTAGGTGACGATCTGCGAGCCGATCCACCTTCGGCCGGTCAGGTTCGCGTACTCGAGGATCCGCTCGACCCGCGACGCCGCCGCGTCGTTGACGAGGCCGGGAATGGCGGCGGAGAAGTGCGATATGACCCGGACCTGCGCCAGCTCCAGCGGGTAGACGGCGCCCATCGCCAGGTAGCCGGGGAACGCGTAGCCCTGCACCCCCCGGTCCATGATCCCGCCGAACGTCAGCTCGTCGAACGACGGCGCGAGCGAGGCCGAGAACGACCCCGACGCCGTCGCGTCCCTGCCGCCGTTCACGAGGACCCGCCACGCCGTGCGGGTGAGCGCCAGCGAGATGTGGGCGATGCCGCCGAAGAACCGGTAGTCGTGCACCGCGTCGACCGCGACGATGCTGCTCGACCCGGCCGCCGTCTGGTAGCCCACGATCAGCGCGCCGTCGGTGTTCCTGACGGAGACCTCCGCGACGAGGCCCTTCACGTTGCGGAGGGAGAAGACGACGGGGTTGTACGCGGTGGTGAACGTCAGGTACCCGCCGCCGCTGCTGGTGACGGTGATCGCCGACCCGCCGGGGGTGGCGGCCAGCTGGAAGTTCCCGCCGGTGCCCGGGTTTATGTAGTACACGGTGTTCACCGCGAACCCGCCCGGCAGGGTGAACCCGGGCGCGACCGAGAGAGTGCACGGCTGCCCGGACGTGAACGAGGTGCCCGCGCTGTTGAAGTTGCTCCCGGCCGTCACCGCGCTGAACGGGTAGGCGTCCTGCGGGCTGACGTCCATCTCGGCGAAGCACTCGACCGTGACCCCGGCGGACAGCGGCGGGTAGGCCTCGTCGGCGCAGGCCAGCGCGTACCCGTAGCCGTTGGCCTGCAGCGCCTGCCCGGAGGCGATCGTCTGCTGGAACATGCCCGTGGCGCCGCCGGACGCGCCGGAGGCGGTGATCTTCGCCGAGCCAGCGCCGGTCAGCGCCCCGCTGTTGGCGCCGAACACCACGGCCGCGCCGGCCGCCCCGTACTTGCTGACGGTCAGCGTCAGCGGGTTGCTGTTGCCCGGCGCGACGTTGCTGGCCTGCGCGCTGCCGGCCGGGTCGGTCATCGGCCACACCGCGTACGGGGAGTCGAGCAGCGCCTCCTCGATCGCCATCGAGTTGAGGACGCCGCTGGCGTAGCCCCAGACGTCAGTGATGGTGGCCTGCGTCTGCCCGCGCAGCTGCGCGTCGGGGACGGAGAACGGCCACCGCTGGAAGTAGCCGCTGACCGGCACGTAGTGCGGCGTGGCCGAGGCGGGGATCTCGACCCGCATCCGGACCGGGGTGCCGCTGTCGATGCCCGCGAACGAGCCCGTGCCGGGCGGGATGAGCGCCCCGTCCGGGTTGTCGAACGTCATGGTGCCCTGGCCGGCCTGCAGCTGCGCGAGGGTGTACTGGCGGCCCTGCGTGAAGGTGGTGGCGAGCTTGCGCGGCGTCAGGGCCGTCCAGGCGATCTGCGACGGCGGGGTCTGCGCCCCGCAGCCGATCGCGACCTCGGTGACGACGACCGGCCACGACGCAGACGGGGCCGTCGGCGCGGTCCCGGTGACGAGGATCCCCGCGGTGACGCCGGAGAAGTCGAGCGACCCCGACGCGCCCCACGCCGCCGACGCCGCCCCGCTGGTGACCTGCCAGGCGGACGACAGCGTGATGTCGGCGGTGTGGTCGACGCCGTTGGAGGCGGTCACCGACGTGAGCGACGTCCACCCGGCGCCGGGCCCGGTGATCGTGTCCGCGTTGTTGTCGGAGCCCGCGACGGCCAGCATGAGCGCGCTCGAGGCGGGCGCGCCCACGCCGAGCGTCAGCGACGTGGCGGCGTTCGCGGAGCCCGGCGTGATCGCGGACATGACCGACCAGGGCGACACGCCGCTGACGTCGAGGATGCGGATCGCCATCGACAGCATCGGCCCGGTGGCCGCGACCTGCACGTTGGTGACGCCGGTCGCGCTGTTCGCCACCCGGGCGGCGGGCGCGTACCAGATCGCGCACCGGGTGACGCCTGCGGCGGAGCTGTCGCCAGACGGCTGGCCGAGCGGCTCCCACCGGTTGTGCGCGTCGTCGGAGACCGACACCGTGGTGCCCAGGCCCGCCTGCGGCTGCCGCCAGCTGACCAGCGCGACCAGCCAGTCGCCCGCGACGTTGGTCACGGGCACCGGTATCGGGATGGCGGTCGGGTAGGGGAAGTAGAACCCGGACTGGACGAAGAACGAGCCCGTCCACTGCGCTGCTATGGCGACGGCCATCAGCCGCGCCCGTACAGGCTCAGCCCGTTGCCGGGGTTGCTGATCCCGTACCGCAGCACGGCCTCCTGCACCTGCTCCTGCAGGTACTGGGTGAACTGCGGCGTCTGGTAGGCGGCCGCCCCGACGCCGCCGCTGATCGTGGTCGGCACGGTGACGTGCACGCTCGGCCCGCCGCCCTGCCCGATCGCGGGGTACGCGCCCGGCAGGCCGCCCGACGCCACGCCGCCCCCGAGGCGGCGCATCTCCGCGACCAGCTGCGGGGCGTTGGCCCGGACGCCGTCGATCGCGCCCTGGACGATGTTCCAGCCGTGCTCGTACATGACCCGCGACGGGGAGAAGATCGACAGCGGGTCGGTGAACGCCTTCTCCACGTCGTGCGCCAGGTTCCCCGCCTCGCTCAGCAGGCCGCCCGCGGCCGCCTCGACCCCGTGCAGGATCCCGTCGACGACGTTCTCGCCGACCGTGAACATCTCGCCCGGCAGCGCGTCCAGCTCGCGCAGCGCCTCGCCGGGCAGCCGCTCGAAGAACCCGACGACGTCGGCCGCGCCCCTGGCCGCCTCGCCCCGCAGCTCGTCGAACGCGCTCTCGACGTCGCGGGCGAGGGCGTCGGCCGCCGACGCGGCGTCGTGCCGCATCCCGTCGAAGGCCGAGGCGACGTCGTGCCGCATCTCGGCGTTCTCCCGCGCCGCGTTCCGCCGGGCGTCGTCGAACCCGCGCTCGACGTCGCCGGGCACGGCGTCGACCGCCGCCGCGATGTCGTGGCGCATCTTGTCGAAATCCTGCGCGATGTCGTGCGTGTGCTGGCGGATCTCGAAGACGGCCATGCCGACCGGGTCGACGATCCACGCTATGACGGCCTTCCAGTTGATCGCGGCGATGTCGTGGCGCAGCTGGTCGAAGTCGTGCGCGATGTCGTGGCCGGCCTGCGCGACCGCGCGCCGGGCCTTGTCGAACTCGGACGCGACGTCGTGGCCGAACTCGGCCACGTCGTGGCGGACCTTGTCGAAGTCGGCCGAGACGTCGTGGGACCACTGCCTGACGGCGCGCCCGGTGGCGTCGGCGGCGCCCTTGATCTCCTCCCAGTTCTGCGCCAGCCGGTGGATCATGAAGGTGATCACGCGGATCGTCCCGGCGAGGATGTTGAACGCGATGTTGATCTCGTTCACCACGCTGCCCGCGTTTTGCGAGGTCAGCAGCTTGCCGATGGCGTTCACCACGTTGCCGATCCCGGTCCCGATCGCCTTGATCGACGGGCCCTCGAGCGCGTGGAACTGCCCCAGCCAATCCTTGAAGCCGCTGGAGCCGGCGAACTGGCCGGCCTTCCCCAGCAGCCCCGACAGGGCGTCCGCGAACGTCGTGGCGAACGGCGTGACGTCGGGCAGCACCTTGGCCGCCAGAGTCAAAAACGAGTCGAAGACCTTGAACGCCTCCGGCTCGAACGCCGTCGACATCTTGTGCCACTCCCCCGACAGCGACTGGAGGCCCCTGACCGCCCCGGCCTCGGCCGGGTCCAGCCCGGCATACGCGTCCTTGACGCCGAGCAGCGCCGTCTGGACGGCCGCCAGGTGCGCCTTGCTCGGCGCGAGCTTCTCGTTCAGCTGCGCCGTGGCGAGCGCCTGCTGCGCGGTGCTGATCCCCGTGTAGGCGGTCGCCACCTTCTTCAGCGCGGGCTCCGCCAGCAGGGCGAACGCGCCCGCGCCCGCCCCGGCCGCGGCGAACCCGGCGATCAGGCCGGCCAGCTCGGGCAGCAGCGCCTCGACGGCGGCGACGATGGCGGGCAGCGCCTGCAGCGGGATCGGCCCGGCCGCGTCGGGGATGCCCCCGCCCGCCCCGCCGATCAGGCTGGACAGCAGCCCGCCCGCGGCTGCGGACTCCTCCTCCTTCTTCATCTCCCGCACCGCGACCGCCGCCTCGAGCGCGTTGTCGCGGAGGTGGCCGACGGCGGCCGCCTCGATCTCGACGCCGCCCGCGAACTCGACGGCGACGCCGGCAGCCTCGGCCGACTTGTCGCGCAGACTGCCGACCTCGATCGCCGCCTCGGCCACCTTGTCGCGGATCTCCGCCGCCGCCTCGGCCGCGGCGAGCCACTCCTCGGCCGTGAAGCCGATCACCCCGGCGGCCTCCTCCGAGCTGTCCTTCAGCCCGTCGACCGCGTGGGACGCCTCCTTGTTGGCGTCGGCGAACTCCTGCGCCGACATCGCCGCCGACTCCAGCCACTGCTCGTACTCGGCCGTATCAGCTGTGAACTTCTGCTCGACCGGGTCGAGCTCATCGGCCATTGAGCGCCTCCCGCACGACGCGCTCGACGGCCGCGACGGCGGCGCTGCGGCAGCCCCGCCGCCGCTCGTCGTTCATGACCATGTACGGGCGGGCGGGCAGGCGCACGTGGGTGGCGTAGTGGACGCCGCCCTTGTCCTTCCATCGCAGCGCCTTGGCGCGGACCGGGTAGATGTCGCCGCCGAGCTGCTGGATGCGCGCGTAGACCGTGTGGGGGGCCACCGAGGACGTCGCCCTGCCGTCGCCGGCGGCCTTGGCGGGCTCGGCCCGCGTGGACCGCGCCAGGGTGCCGCTGCGGCGCGCCGGGGGCGTGCCGGGCGGCGACGGCGACGGGCCGACCATCGACTTGACGACGGCGCGCTGGAACGTCTGCGCCATGGCGTCGGCGGCGTCGAGCGCGCCCCGGTCCCGCACGTCGCGGCCGAGGCGGCGCAGGTAGGCGGGCACCTCCGCTGGCGTCATCCCTTCATCGCCTCCCTCTGCGCTCTGTCGATGGCCTGCTGCACCGGCATCAGCCAGGTGTCGACCTCCAGCGGCAGCCCTTCGCGGCCGCCGGCCCCGTCCGGGGTGATCCCGAACCGGATGATGTGCAGGATGTCCTCATAGGCGTCAGCGCTCAGCCCGTCGGGGAGCCGTGAGCCGCGCTTGCCCTGGACGACCCATTTGAGGCGGTTGTAGTCGCCGCCGCCTTCGCTTTTGGGTCGGGCTTGCGGCGCAGCCTCGCCATGAACGGCTCGAACAGCGCCTCGATCTCGTCGAAGTCCTCCAGCGGCAGCTCGTCGAACGCGTCGCCGCCCTCCAGGGCGCCGCTGGCCCTGTCCAGCTCCGGCACCGGCATGTCGTAGGACCACTTCTCGATGAGCAGCGCCCAGAGGGCGTCCTGCGTCGCCGCCCCGATGCCCGCGAAGTCCATGCCGGACATGGCCCGGGCGACGTCGACCTTGCCGTCGCCGTCGACCTCGATGTTCATGCGGGCCTTGCCCGCCCGCGACAGGGCGCGCTTGTGGCCGCCCTTGAGATCCTGGATCGGCGTGTGCTCGATCCAGGCCCCGGACTCCAGCGTTGTGCGCATCTGTGCTCTTTTCTGCTTAATAGGTTGGAATTGCGTTCTGGATCGTGACCTTGACCGCGCCCTTGCCGCCGCTGGCCCCGGTCGTGGTCACGCTGTTGGCGGTGGCCGCCGTGTGGACGCACTTGAACGTCGGGTCGAAGCCGAACAGCTCCGAGCTGTCGTTGATGTCGTCGGTCTCCAGCGCCGCCTGCACGATGTCGACCTGCACCGAGACCAGGTTCGAGCCGGTCAGGCCGTTGGAGCTGATGAACTGGAGCTGCGGCTGGGTGTTGGCCAGCAGCGCGGTCAGCGAGGTGTCGTCGGTCGCCGGGGAGATCGTGACCTTGCCCGAGTTGGACTGCTTGCCGCGGGCGATGATGAACGGCTGCTGCGACCCCTGCTCGGTGTTGTAGGCCTTGATGGCCCGGCTGAGCGTGATCGTGTGCTCGGCGATCGTCTTGACCTGCGCCGTGCCCACTGTGCCCGCCCAGCCGGTCGTGGTCCGCCACGACGGGTACGGCACGACGCTGCTCACGTTGGCCGTGCCGACCGCCGACCCGGCCGTCGACCTGGACAGGCACACCGCCTTTCCCGTCCAGTCGAGCAGCTTCTCGCTGTTGCCGGTGATGACGACCTCGCTGAAGCACGCGTAGGCGTACTGCTCGGCCCCGTTGGCGGCGATGCCCTGCCGGTCGGTGAAGCAGTGCGTCGGCCCCTGCGCGGGCCCGTTGGCCGCGCCCACGCTGCCGTTCAGCAGCGAGAACACGTGCGTGTACGGGGCGGTCGTGTTGGTGAACGGCATCGCGGTCAGGTGGGCGAACCGGGTGGCCGTGACCGGGATGGACGTCGCCGAGCCCGTCGCGGTGACCATGACGACCTCGTTGGCGGCCGGGGTGCCCGCGTCCTCGAGCCACAGGTACATGCCCATCGTGAACGACGTCCCGCCGGACGCCACGGGGATCGCGGTCGCGCCGACCGCCAGGGCGCCGTTGGTGACGGCGGCCGGGCTGGCGGCGGTGGCGCTGGTGGTGTAGTCGCCGAGCAGGTTGTAGAGCGCCTCGGCCAGGCCGTGGTCGCCGACGACGTGGCCGCCGATGTCGAACCCGGCGATGAGCGGCCCCTGGTAGGCGCCGTAGATGTCGCCCATGCTGCCCTGGAACGACTCGTCGTCAATCCACATGGGCTTGTTGGACGGCTTGAACGAGGTCAGCGGGACGGGGACGCCGACCGATCCGGGGATCGTGCCGGGGACCGCCTCCTTGACGAGGTAGACCTCTCTCTCGGCGGTTACGCCGAAGGTGACCGGGGGTGCCATGGCTTACATGTCCTCCTTGGGCGCGAGCGGGGCGAACGCCGCCGGGGCGGTCGGCGCTAGGCTGGGCTGCCCGCCGTCTGCGCCAGCTTGCGCGGGTGCGAGCCCGGCGGCGGACTGGCGCCCGCCGTCGGGCGCGGGCGCCTGGTCGAGGCACTCCCACGGCCCCCACGCGGGCTCGACGTCGAGGTCGTGGACGTCGCCGGGGCGCACCAGCCCCAGCTCGTCGTCTTCGATCGGGCCCGGCCCGGCGTACTGGTATCTCATGCGCACTCCCTATGCCGAGACCATGGTCAGGACTTCGAACGAGTAGTCGATGCCGCCCCTGCCGCGCGACCGGTCGTCCTCGACGGACCACACGGGCGCGCCGTGGACGATGCCGTAGGGCTTCTCCCCGGCCTGGATGATCAGCCGGCCGCCCTGCGCCGCGTAGGCGGCGCTGGTCGTGCCGAGGGTGCGGTCGGCGAAGACCAGCGCGTCGATGGCGTTCAGCAGGTCGTCGAGCGGCGCTTCCGCCTGCTCGAGGTGCTCCGCGTAGCTGATGACGTCCAGCGAGCAGTTGATCCTGTAGCGCCGGGCCCGCCAGCCGGACGTCGCGCCGCCGTAGGAGTCGCGCAGCATGGTGACGCCCAGGGCGACGGTCATCACCGCGCCCCAGCTGCTGCCGGACTGCTCGCCGAGCGTGTAGTAGGTGTCCGGCGCGCTCTTGACCAGGTACGGGAACGCCGTGCCGAGGCCCATCGCCGACAGCGGGCCGCCCTGGTAATACGTCCCGGCGTCGGCGGCCTGCAGCTGGCCGCCGAAGTACGCTGCGACCGCGTTGCGCACCAGCTGCCTGTCGCCGGCCATCACACGCCTACCATCGGAGGATGAGCGAAGGATTCATGGCCTACGACCTCGCGCCGGCGACCCGCATCATGGTGCCGAGGGCGACGCCGCTGCGCGGCTCGGGGGTCTTCCAGCGCCCGCGCTACGTGCCCGGCCCGCTGGCCGACGGCATGGCGCGCGTCGTGCTGAGCGAGGACTACTACACGGGCGAGGACTTCAGCGACTACGAGCCCCAGTCGACCGCCCGGCGCGAGGCCGTGTTCGAAGTCCCGGCCGAGCAGCGCGACCGCTGGGAGGCGGCGCGGGACGCGTACGCGGCCATGCAGGAGGAGATCGGGGCGCTTATCGAGGCGCGAGCGCGAGAGGATCACGGCTAGCTCCTCAGCGTCGGCTTGTAGGGCGCGAGCCACCCGTAGGCGTCGTTGACCAGCCCGGCCGCCTGGCCGCCGCGCGTGCTCGCCGTGGTCCGCGCCGCAGGGCCGAACGGCGACGCCGGCTCTTCCTCGGACACGTCCTCGCGCATCAGCAGCGCGACCGCGTAGGCGATGACCGCCTGCATGACCTTGCGGGGCATCTCGGTGACGCCCGTGCCCGCGACGTGCGCGTGCGCGGTGGCCGCCGCGAGCGGGATGGCGGTCGGGGTCGGCGGGACGGTCGGCAGCGCGGGAACGTACGTCGAGGCGACCGTGAGGCCCTCGCTGCTCGCCGGGTCGTAGACCCGCAGCGTGTCGCCCGGCAGGATGCCCGCCGGGTCCGCCACGGTGACCGACATGGCCGCCGCCGCGACGGCCGATGAGAAGTACGTCGACGGGTAGCCCGCCACGTACGACCAGCTCACGTAGCTCAGCCGCCCGGGACCGGGCCCGGCGCCGAACTGGATGGCCGGGCCGGTGAAGGACAGCCCGCCGTACGGGACGAAGCTGACCTCGCGGCCCTCCTCGATCCACATCGGCGAGGCGGGCAGGCCCAGCGCCGTCAGCAGCGTCGGGTCGGGCCCGCACGACAGCGACGTGACCGCCCGCAGCGGTATGTCGTGCGGGCGGAGGTACAGCCGGCCGCCTTTGCCCGCCCGCGTGCGCTGGAGCTCGTTCTGCACCCAGTGG